CTGCCTGTCTGATCTATCAGCACGTAGTCTGTGACCTGATCAGGCGCTTCCATTACCACAGGAACATCAAGCACGGACGAAAGATAATCGAGAAGTGTTTTCGCTATCATCAGATGCCACCTCCTAACGCTTTGAGCAAGGTATTGTTCTCAGCGTTGTCTTTGCGAGCCTCAAAGGTCTCAGCGTGGACTGATGCGTTAACACGATTTACTCCGACGTAAGTGGTTACCTCGTAACCCTCACCAGCGCGACTCAGTACCGCATCGGCGTATGTCTTACACACACCCAGCGCCTCCTGGGAGCGAAGCAGGCCCCTCACTCCGGCGCTATTCAGTTTAAAATCAACCTTGCTCATATCTTTCGACCTGCACTTTCTTGTTCCAATCGAGCGGGATCAGTTCGTCGATGCCTTCCGTTGGGATCCCGATGATCCTCCAGTTAGCATCGAAGAATCTGACCTTTTTGCCCGCTGTCCATTCGTGCGAGTCCCCTTTCGGTATCGCCATCTGATATATTGCCTTGCGTCCCGTGAGATTGAATGTCTCAAGTTGTTCTGTCGAATTGACTGGAGCAACGAGGACATTGTCCACCGCTACAGGCGTCTCGGTGTATATCGGTTTATTCAGCGGATCTGTGCCCGTTTGTGCCACATCGTAAAGTGTGATTGTTATTCCTCTGATGGCCATAAATCAATCACCCCCAGCCTCTGCCTACGAAGGCCGAGCCGTGAAAGTTCGGACTTCTTTATAAAAAGGCCTCCGCCCGGCACGAGATATGTGCCGGAAACGGAGTAACCTAATGCAGATTCTGAAAACTGTGTAGCCGGCTCGCTGTTTGTGGACGTCATGAGCGTCCTCGCCACAACATCCACTGTGACGGACTTCGCAACCGATGCGAGCGTCGGTCTCTCCTCAATCATTGCATCGAGGTCTTTACCGACCTTAATCGCTTCCTCACGGAGCGAGTCCGAAACAATCGGGAGAAGTGCATCAGCACGAGTGGATTCGTCAGTTGTCATCGGTCTCCACAATGTGTTGATGTCTTCAATAGTTGCGAAGTTGCTCATTGCTTACCCCCTTATGACTAAGCGTTGTGATATACAACAGAGGTCGGCTGAGTGATCTTGTATCCGAAGGCCTTTCTGCCCTGAACTGCGCTGCATCCGATGTGAGCGCCGTCAGCGAGATCATAAACGCCTACTGGAACGTTCCAAGCGTCTACGAAGTGGCAGAAGTCGCTGTTGCCGATAACGTAGTCAACAGTCTTCTGTGAAGAACCGGAACCTGTTGTCAGTCCGTTGAGGTTGATTGCTTCATATACAGGGATTCCTGCGAGTCTGCCCATGTAGCCCGCACCGAGTTCGCCTACGTTTGCAGCAGCCGCTACGAATTCAGGGCTCTGGATCAGCTTCGCATAGGAGTCGGAAGTAACAGCGATCCACAGCTTAGCCGGATCTACTTTCGCCTTCTTGACTGTAGCGATGTCTGTGACCATCTTCTCGTAGATGTTGCTCTTTGTGAGTGCAGTTGTGTCGCTCGAAGCTGTGCCGTGAGCGATGAGGTCTGCAGCGAGTGCAGCATCAACTACGTTAGCCAGTGCATAGCCAGCGGAGTCGAGTCTCTCTGCTACCATTCCGTCAGGAACTGCAGCAGCCATGAAGCCGTCGATGAGTTCGTTGACAGCGTAGTCGTTGTCGAGTACGAGTGTCTGATAAGTTGTAGCAGGGTTGCTGATAGCAAGACCTGTTGCTGTTACGTAAGCACCTGCAGTAGCTTCGGTCCTTACCGGGATCTTGACAGCGCCGGCAACAGCCGCGCCATCGTGTCTCTGATTGAAGAGCGCAGCGAATACAGAGTTAGCTCTGAGCTTCGCGTCTACGATTTTTGAATAGCTTTCCATTTTGTTTGTGTCCTGAGCCATTGTTTTTCTCCTTGTTAAATTTTGATGTTAGGGTTCATCTTCTTGAATGCCGCTGTAACTCCATCCTCTTCCGGTGGAGTCTCTGGATTGCCCAGAGGCGGAACCGATTTAGATCCAACCAAGCCTTTGAGTGCTTCAGCGCTCTTTCTGATCGCCTCTTCATCATCGCCCTGGATGAATTCGACAGCGTCCAGTGAAAGTCCACACTCTCTTGCGACTCTCGTTTTTACCGAGTCGATCTCGTACTTCGCAATAGTGCCGTCCTTCTCTGTCAGCTGAGTCTGCAGAGTTTCTTTTTCGTCAGTCAGAGCACTGACTTGTTCTGTAAGTCCATTGATCTGCGCATTGAGTTCCTCGCTCTGCTTCTGCAGGTCTTCCGGTGATATCCACCCTTCGAACTCTTTGCGTCCGATTTCCTTGCCTTCGAGCCTTGCCTGTCCAACGAGTTTGTTCACTTCTTCCTGAGTGAATGTTCTGTCATCTGCCATTTCTTACCTCCCACTCTTAACCGTTGTAGTCACGTAATTGCTTATTAAAAAAGCAGACCGTATTGTCTGCCCTTAATAACTGATTCTTTGTTTCTTCTTTTCCTTACTCTCCGAGCATTGCCATATCGCTAAAATGCACGAATCAAGCAGTCCGATTTCCATCTGATCAAACTGTGCCTTGTAGCCAAATCCACCATTGGCGCCTATCGCTCGCTTTTCGCAGTTGGTAGCGACCTGCTCCAATGATGGTTGCCCCATGTGGCATATATCACCGCCATACATAAGTTGTTCGAACTTTGCATTGGCCACGATAATCTCTTTGACTGTCGGCAATATCACACCCTTGAGACCTTCCGCTTCGAGGTCCGCTTTCAGGATGTTCTGATTACCGGATCCATCGATAACAATGGTCTCGGGCTCCATCGACTTGAGTAGTTGAACGATCCAAGCGTTACCACTTCGTAGTGACTGGCAATCGATTGCCTCGAAGAATATCTTGCCGTCGTTCGTTTTAGATGCGACCGATACAGATACGGATTCCTTCGAGAACTTGACCCCGACGAATAATCGATCAGATATCTTCGGGACCTTCTCGCACTTGAGCGCCTCCCATTCAGTGATGGATATCTCTGACTTGAGATTGCTCTCTGACCAATAACCAAGTCGCTGGATGTTGAAGTCGAGCTCGTCCGATTTATCTTCCGCTCTGATCTTACGCTCTGACAACTGATAGCCCATTGCCGGATTGCATTCGTACCACAAGTCGACATCATTGCAGTCTGCCTTGTGCGGTGTGGACCACTCAGCCCATCCAGTATCTTCCGTCTTACCGGCGAAACAATCGCCTCGAAGTTTCGGGAATATCGTACCCGCTGACACGATGGTCGGAGGAGTACCGCAGAGTATTATCTGCGGATTGTCGCTGTCCGATACCACGTACTGCAGCGCACTCTGTTGGTCGTCGGTGTATTCCTGAGCCTCATCCACGATCAGCGTGTCAAAGCCTTCTCCGATACCGCCCTTCGATGTCCTCGTTCGGAAGTCCACCGTACCGCCCGTATCGAGTAACTTGATCCGCTCAAGTCCGAACTGTTTCGAGTACGTGTACGCTTTGTCGTAGATCTCGTCTCGACTTATACGCTGTATCTCTTCGTAGCCCATGTCTTTGAGCAGATTCGCAAGTCTCAGCGATGCGGATGACGATGTGGTCGTCCTGTGGGCCGTGTGGAGCGTCTTGCGTCCATCAAACAAATCATCCAGTTCGATGATTGTCAGGATCTCGCCCTTGCCGTTACGTCTTGGTACTTCATAACCAAACTTCGTATGGGCGAATAATCCATCTTCATTGGTCGCCCTGATGTCGTAAACCAATGCCGATTGCCAGGGCTGTGCCGTTCTGCCTGTCGATTGGTATAACTCTACGGCTCTCTCTCCGAGAGTCTCGGTGTAAGGAAGTACAACGGAGCTTGTGGGAGTCTGGCGTCCATATCTGACGTCCATCCCGCACCTCCGTTATTTATTCCTTGCCGCCTTGCGTATTCTTTGTTCAAGCGTGTCCGCACGAGTATTCCACAGGACACCACTTCGGTCGATTTCGCCCTTCATCAGCGCGGTGATTCGTCCCTCAGCCTTAGCGTTCGGAAAGTATTCCACCTTGCACCGACAGCCCTTGTGTCTTGCGTATACTCGGTTCGGTTCTTTGCCGTACTCATATCGTCCAGCCAATTCGTAGCACCAATCTGTGTGCTTTGTGTCATGGCTCGGATATGAACCCGACCATGTACGGACGATAACGGGCTTGAGCCCTGCTTTCGCTTGGAAGTCCGCATTATATTTGACGATGTCGTCCACCATCTCCATCAAGAATGAAGGAATGGAATCCTTAATCTCGTTCGAGATGTTCTCCACATCGACCGCAGCCAATTCCGTAGCAAGCGCCTCAACCCTCGCCTTCGGATACTTCGTTGTCATTGGTTTTAGCCCGATCTGCGCTGCGTCGTTCAGATTCTGCTGTGCAGTCTCCGAGACCATCGAGACGATATCGTGTCCCGCTCTGGCATACGCTTCGAGTTGTTCGGGTGAATACCGTGTCGCAAGTTGTCGAGCGATTTCGTCACCCAGTATCTCGGCGATACCTTCCGCTTGTTCGTAGGTGCCGACACCCGCGTCGAGTTGTCGGATCATCTCCCACATCTGCGGATTCTCTTCCAGTGCGTCCACTATCTCATGCAGTACATTTTCTTCCATAAACACCTCCCTGCTTTAACCGGAGCAGTGCCGTATCATTGGTATTTATATTCCCATCAAATCCTTGAGCTTATCTTCTGTGAAGTAGTCAGGGAATGATTGCTGAAGTTTGATGGCTGCATCGCCTATTCCAGACATTGCCGACGAATCCGGTTCGAATACCGGCTCCCACTTCGGTTTTGTCAGATAGAACTGATTGCGCTTATAAGCCTGTCCATCACGAAGACACGCAGCGAGATATCCAGCGTTGAGGAATCCACTGCCGAAAGACCTTTGCGCTGCTCTCGCTTTGAGTCTCAGGTTCTCGTGTGATGCTTTGATCGCTTCAGAACTTGCCGGATTACCCGATGCGAATCCGAGGTCCTCTAATGTGAGTCCAGTCTCGCCGGCAAACAGACCAGCGAACATCTTCAACTGGTCGATGTGCGGTGTCATGCTCTGCTGTGAGAACTGTCCGATCGTCGGCTTGTCTCCGTCTTCGTCCTTTGTTATCTCGAGCACTGTGCTCATCGCTGCGGTCCACTTGTCTATTGGCTCCGCATCAGGATCCGTTCCGAGAACGTATTTCTGTGGGATCGAATAGAACTCCGCCGAAATCTCCGAACGCTTAACAGTACGCATTGCGGAATCCACGATGCTCATACAAGCCCTGGATATCTGTGAGTGACCGAATGGCCTGATTGCGTCGGGCCTGTTGATGATTGGAACAAGCAACGGATAAGGCACGTTGTATTCATAGATCTGTACGCCACGGGAATCCGCTCTGTAGTATTCCGTTCTGCCCGGAAGGAAATACGCCTCGAGCAATGGGCTTCCGTAATTATCTCTATCTAATACGGCATAGCCCTCTTCGAGCATCCCCGTTATCGGGTCAATCGTTCCTGTCGCGTTCATTCCATCCACGACCCGAAGACGCGGATATCCATCAGCGTCAGGACTGAGGTAAATGAAATCGCACGAGCTGATCAGAGCACCGAGGATTGCGCTCGAGAAAAGCACATCGGGATTATTCATTGCGTAGATCTGATTGATGTTGAAGTTGTCATCCACGAACTCCCTGAACACCAAACGGTCCGCCATCGAGTCCACTGCCTTCGAGCACCATCCGAGACAGTTCATCCAACTTCTCAG